GGACCAGTATGCACCATGCCAACTATACTGGAGCGCAGCGCACCAGTATCATTGATGCGCAGCTTATCGATACGTTCCTGCCAATAGGCTACTTGATTGCGCGTCCACTGCTGTTCAATCAAAGCTATTTCGCTCATAGCCTGCACGCGGCCACGACGGTATGACTCTCGGCGGTTCTCCGCCATGCGCTTCATATATCCCATAGGCTACTCCTCCCAATCTTCAGCGTCAAACACAAGGTCCGTCGGCTCGTCATTCTGTATCTGGAAGAACAGGCCGGTGCAGCCGTTGAATGAATAACGGCCATACTCGTTGGAGTAGACATTGCCGGTATTCAGGTACATCAGTTTGTCGCCATATTTGTACGTCTCCTTATCCTTGATGATACGGGAGAGCAGCTGCCGGAAGAGCGTGCGGCACAACTGCAGGGCACGGTTGTACGACTCAGCATCGCCGTAGTCGAAGCCTGCGAGGATATGGACGCAATAGACGTTGCGGTCGAACCACCCCACCTTGTTCGAGAAGGTGTTGCCGCTCGTGGTGTCATCTACGAAGATGAAGTTCTGTGCGTCGCGGTACTCTGCCATCATCGGCTCCAGTGCGCCGGGGCCGCTGCAATAGGCGACCACGAAGCCATTCTCCTTGGCAAGTTTATTCTTTCGGCCCAACTCTGCGAAGTAGGCCAGGGCGTCGAATTGTTGCTGTTCCATTTCGTCATGCTTTAGGGTATTTCTTACGGAATTCCTCTGCCTCGCGTGCCTTGGCGTCCAGCTCGGTGAGCGCACGCCAGCAGTCTTTCTCCAGTACCGCACTCTCCTTGGTGATATCGCCATCGGTGAGCGCACGGATCTGAGCGTTCATCTGCTCTATCCAGTCCACCGGCTTGCCGCCCTCGGGTGCAGGCTTGAAGAAATGTCGGAAGTGTTTGGAGAACTGTTTCTTGACGTAGGAGTACCACATGATGCAGTTCGTCAGCTCGGCATCGTCGATGGCCGTTACGCCACCAGGATAGAGCAGCTTAGCCAGCCCGAGGGCATAGCGCTGCTCCTTAGTGGCGAGATAGCCCTGGTAGTATTTCTCCATGTTCAGGTAGTCCTGGAACATGACGCGGTGCAGCAGCGGGTCGACAGCCTTGAAGCCTTGGACACTCTCCAACCGCACGTCGAAGGCCTCGTAGCTGTCGACATATTCCAGCTGCTTAATCATATCCTGCACCTGCCACGACTGCAGGAAGAAATGGTGGCGGCGGGAACGTTTCCCGTCGGAACTACCGACGGGTACTGAACAGGCCCAGCCGTAGGGTGTTTTCTCCTTCACCTCGATGCCAGTGAAGCGTAGCAGCATCAGCGTGCGGCCTTCTACGGAGGAGTACAGCCCACAGCCGATGACATGCAGCGCATAGCGCAGCTGCTCCTGCGTCATCTCGCGCCAGGAGCGTGGACAGGTGAGGTGCAGCACCCCGTCAGCCGACAAAGTGGAAGGCTGAGTCCTCTGCATGGTTCTCGTAAGGTTTGAAGTGGTTCAGCCGGTAGGCATCGCTGTCAGCATAGGTGGGATAGAGCGAAAGGTCTGTCTCCAGACGATTGATCAGGCGATTATACAACTCTTCCTTCAGTTGGTGGTTCTGCGCAATCCAGGCACCAATGAACTTCGTACAGAGTACTGCCACTGGGAGATTGCTCCCACTCAGCTTGCTCGATGTCAGCTGCTGCAGCAGTTCCTCCATATAGTCGTAGCCGATATGCTTTCGCAGATAGCTGTCGGCTGCCAGCATAGCGGGTACATTCGTACTCCAGTCCTCAGGCTTGGGACGAGAGATTCCGGCATACTGCTCCAGCATCGTGAAGCGATAGAAGAGCGTGCAGACGTTGATATGCCTCTGTTCGGTATCGGCCCATCCATCCACCTTGAAGAGATGAGTAAGAAGGTCACTGCGCAACAGCCATTCCTTGCGGCGTAGATCTCCGTCTAGGGCATCGACGCGCATTTTCGAAGCCGGTGCAGTGTCGTTTGTAGAGACCACGCCGAATCCGGTGACGGTCAGTACCAGGTCGAGACCACGCATTTCCTCAAGGAAAGCCATGACACAGGCCAGCTGCTTCACCAGTGGCCGCAGTATCTCGCCCATGGTGCTCTCGCTGCTCTCCACTGCTGCAATGCCAGGCTCGCCCAGTATGTGGCAGCCTATCACTTCCACCTTGCACATGATGGCATCCTGCATCACGTTGAAGACCTTGCCCTTCGGCTCGCGGGCTGCAGGCACAGCCCGCTCGAAGTCAGTCTTTGTTATCTCCAGTTGCATGGTCGTCACGTTTTAAGTCAAACTCCTTGTTCTTGTCGAGTGTGGTCATCTCGATCATCGGCACCTTGATGTCGTACTTCTCATCCCACCCGTTGAAGTGCATCATCACGTGGTAGGGCACCTCCATCACGTCGTGCCACGGCTTCTCGATGGCCTGCTTCAGGTTGAACAGTTCGCGCTTGTCCGAGCCAGAGTTGTTCATCTGGCTCTTGCCCGGCGTGGCTCCCACCATGTTAGGATGCACACCCATGGCGAAGCACAGCGAGTTGGCGGCCTCGCCCATGTCCTCGCTCCAGTCGCCGCCCTCCTTCTTATCGGCACCGAGGGCATAGATGCGCACCATGCGCGTCTCCTTGCCCTCCAGCACGGTGTCGTAGCTCGTTATCCACGCCTTGCCGGCATTCTCGGGCTTCGTGCAGAACTCGGTGATGTTCTGCCGCTCGCGCTTGATGCGTTCCTTACGCTTCTCCGGGTCGGTGATGCCCTCCTCGTTGCAGACGTTGTTCCAGTAGTTCTTGTGGATCTCCACCTGCCAGCGTGGGGCTGCCGTGTTCTTGATCATGTAGCGCTTGCCGGTGCCGATGAGGCGGTAGATATCATACCAGGCATCAAGGAAGATGCTGTAGTAGTAAGGTATGGGATATATCTGATGGCCCACTGTCGGCACGCGGCACACCACGGCAAAGTGTCGGTCTGAAGTACCGGCCGTGCGCTTGCCCGTCTCCGGGTCCGGCTCGCGGCCCAGGCGCACCATCAGGTCGCCCAGCGGGTCCACCTCATCGAGCAGGGGCAGCACGCGGGCTTTCCTCGGGTTCGCCTTGCGCCAGTTGGCGATGATGACATACTCCGAGCTTCCCTTTTTATTGCGGGGCGAGAAGCGGCAGTGGCAGGCATCCTCATGGCGCAGCCGCACAATCTTGCTGCCGTCACGTGAGAGCGAGACCGAGAGCACCGAGAAGAAGTAGTACTTCATGTCGGTGGCTTGCTCCCAGAACTGCTGGTGCAGTGCATTGCGCAGGCAGAACTGCCGTATCTCCGGGTCGGTGGCCCGCGCCATGGTGCCACGGTTGAAGAACTGCAGCCCCTGGCCATAGCTCACCAGCGAGTTGAACTGCTGGCACTGCGAGGTCACCATGTTCCTGCCTATCAGCGTCTGCACATGGTAGGGCAGCATGTTGTCGCCACCCCATGGCACGTACTCATACTGCCGCCCGCCGATGCCGATGGTCTGCACCAGGTCATCGTCCTCGGCATCGGCAAAGCCACCGTCGGAGTCACCGCCATAGCGGGTGATGAACTCCGACTGCACGCCCTCCAGCGCGTCGACCACCGTCGAGGGCATCATCTCATATACTTCGTAGTCGCCATTCTGGCCGACCTTCAGCAAGTCTTGTTTCTCTTCCATCGTCTCTACAGGTATATTTTCAGTCCGTTAATCTCGTGAATCAGGATGTCGGGCACCGTGCGGATCTGGTTGTTCATCGGGTTGATGACGCGGTGCCAGCCTCCCTTCCAGTTGCTACTCGAGACAAGCCAGCCCCGGTACTCGATAACGTTGCCCGTCTGCAGTTCCCACACCTTCAGGTTGACCGTCTGCTTCCGCTCACGGGCAAGGTCGAGTACCTGCATGGCCTCGTTGATGTGTATGGCTTTCCTCTCCATGTTCAATTGAATGTATTGTCGAAGGTGTTGTCGAAGATACGCCCTGCCCTCAGCAGCTGCACCACGTTGTGGTTTCTCTGCGCATACTGGTAGGTGAAGGTGAACCGTGGAATTTCCGCGTCGTCATTGCTCATGGCGCTCTTCGAATCGGTCACCAGCAGGTCTTTTCCCACGTTGGGCACTCCGTCATAGATGTTGACCACCCGCACGGAGTCCGAGCGGAACAGTTCGTCCCACCAGTTGGCCATGGCCACCGTCAAGGGTCCGCTGTCGGCCTGGAACGCCCTTGTCTCGTCGATGCGGTAGTTCTTCCTGACGTTGCCCATGTAGGTGGAATGCCTCTTGTACGTCGGGTCCACCTTGTGTATTCCCGTGCAGTAGGCCAGCTCATCCATCCCGAAGGAGTTGACGAAGACCAGTATGGGTGCGCAGTCTGGGCGCGTCAGGTCTATCTCGTAGTCCTGCGATCGACGTCCGGCGTTGATGGTGTAGCGTGTCAGCACCTTCCCCGGCGTCGTGAACCTGTCGGGCGACACATCGAGCGACCTGTAGGCGCCGCCCCTCTGCACGACGGGCACGGCAAACGTCGCCGTAGTGCCGTCGCTGTAGGTAGCCGTGCATGATGCCTCGTCGCTGCCCTGCATGTGAAGATACTCCAGCCGTCCCATCGCCGTCACCTTCGTTCCCATCAGGATTGACAGGAAGTGCTCCGACAGGAAGGAGCTGGCCGTCACGTCTCCGAAGTCGGCCTGGCAGTACACCACCTCCGCCTGTGTGGAGAACAGCGTCGCCCCCTCCTCGTCGGTCGCGCTGATGGCGAGGCTCACCATCTGCCGCTGGCGGGCGTATGGAGTGACCAGTTCGGGCAGGTCGCGCACGCTGACCGTGCCGCTGCTCGGATACAGCCATTCCTCGTAGGCCAGTTCAGAGTCTATCGTTATGCTGACGAGGGCCCTGCCTGTCGAGGCAAAGGACACGTCGGGTATGCTGCATGAGAATTCCTTGCTCCTGAGTGTAGCCATTGTTTCTTTTTTATTGCAAAGATAGCTACTGTCTCGGTGGTCTAAAAATACGAAGAAGGCGGCACGTCGTCACGACGCACCGCCCCCAAGACAAAAAAATTACAAAGCAATAGTATCTCACTTCAAGTGCCCACTTGCCTGAAGATGGCCCAGCAGACGGTGCCGTCCTGTTCGGTGGTGGTGCCGAAGCCGTGGCTGAGCATGTACTCCACCACCTCGTCTGCCGTCACGCCGTACATGGCCTGCAGTTCGTCCTGTATCTGCCGCGTGGTCTTGTTCTCCTGGATGAACCCCGCCTGCGGCAGGCTGTCGCGGAAGGTGAAGTAGCTGTCGAGCAGCTGCTCCACGAAGCCCGCCATGAGGCCGTCCTGGCCTCCATGGGTGTCGTCGTGTGTCATAGTCCGTCACCTCCTTCCTCTTGCTTGGCCTCCCGCAGGCACACAAACAGAGAGCGCAGCGAGCGCAGGAAGCTGAGCCAACCCAGAGCGTCGGCCTCCTTGCCGGGGCCGGTGGCGGCAAGCACGAAGTCCTGCAGCTCCTCCAGCGTGCGCAGGTTCATCTCCACCTCGTCGGCGTCGCACAGAGCGGCCAGCGCCTCCGCCAGCCGCGGCGTCATCATGAATCCCTCCCTGCTCATGCCTCACCTCCTTCCCTCACCTCGTCGGTCACGTCGAAGAAGTCGCCAGCCTGCGCATTCCACGCCAGCACTCCGCCGAGACGGAAGTGGCTGATGCGGGCCACGTCGGTGCCAAGCCCATGGTCGGGCTGGATGCTCACCTGCCCCTGCACCACGCCGATGCAGGCACGGCTCCCCGCAGGGCGATGCGCCGCGAGCGTCTCTCTCAGGAGGCCGCAGAACCTTTTGAAGTCGTCGTAAGTGCTGAAGGCCATGCCGTTGGCCTTGCGCATCATCTCCACCGCCGGGGCATAGTAATTCGGAAACGAAGAACGTTCCCAGTAGCTGTGCATGACAATCATAGCGCACCTCCTTCCTTCCCAAGGTCCGCCACCGAGGGCACGGCGGCCTCGCCGTCGCGCAGCCCGTCGCGCCACTCCTCCACCAGCAGCGCTTCTTCCACCCAGAGGGCGCTGCGACGTTCCTTCCACTTCTCCTCAACCTCCATCCTGCGCTTCGCGCACTCGTCGAAGATGTCCTTCCTGCGCTTCCTGTACCAGTCGGAGAGGGCGGCCAGCCGCCGCTCCTGCTCCTCGTTGACGGCACGCCGCTCCTCGTGCTGCTGCATCCGCGTCTGCCTCATGCGCCGCTCCACGTCGTCCTTCCTCAGGAGATACTGCTCGCGTGTCATCATAGCGCACCTCCTATCCCCGTCAGGACGATTGCGGCGGCGAGCCACAGGTGTGCCTTCACCACGTCGCCATGAGTGAACACTTCGCCCTCTTCCGTGGCGCAGAGGGCCGTGAACGTCTCGCTGGTGGCATCCCACCACGCGCTCAGGTTCTTTGCGGCACTTTCCATCCTGGAAAGAACCACGGGCTGAACCACCTGCCCGAATCGAATCTTCTGTTGCATATTGCACTGTCTTTCAAGCTACCACGAACCGCGTGGCCGGAGTACAAGGAAACGGCTGCACATCCCGTTGCTTGAAAGACAGTGACTCACCCGAAGGGCAGTTCTTATCTCGGAATGGCAGCCGTTGGAGTATACGAGTAGTTACTCTGATGGCAAAAAAAATGCCCGGCTTATGAAGCTGAGCGTCTGACGCGCGCCCTTACGAGTGGACTACCACTGTCTTTCAAGCGGGAGCAAAGGTAGAAAAAATTCCCGAAACCTGCAAGAGATTCCGGGAATTTTTACAAAAAATATGATCTTTAATAAAAAAGCTGACTAATTATATATGTCATCACCATTGTCCCTTCTTTCTTTTTTAGGTTCATCGACAGGCTCAGTATCCTCTCTAAGTATCAGCCCTTCAGTAATCTCTTCATCTGAAGAAACAAGCTTTTCCATCAAATAATGAATCACGTTGCTGCTTCCCTTGGTTATATAGTACGTACCTATACACTTCCATCCGCGCTCACCCATGAAGTTGAGAACTGCCATCATGGTGTTGAACTTCATTTTCTTGCCATCTGCCTCATAGATGCTGTCAA